ATTTGCAGCTGCATTCTTACCATTCTGAATGGCCGCAGTAATCATACCAAAGTCTGGAAATAAACCTGATGCATCAATATTGAATCCTGTTAATACAAAATTTATATCACAAGCATGTGCGAGAGAGCCGTTGGAGAAACTTACTCCTGTATTGGTTAACACACCCCTAAAAATATTTGGTGTTGTTTGTACATTAAGTGTCGCATAAGTGCCACCAAAAGAATATACAGGAGCACTTTTTTCTTTGACAACACCATCTACTGTTTCAGTAGTTGTTACATTTACGCCTGCTAAATTATCTGCCATTTATTCCTCCAATCATTGGGACTCAGCTGAAAAACCAGGTAGTACACCCATCATTACCGGAAATTGACCACTCTCACCATCCATAAAAAAACCAACAACCCAGTCGTTAGGTTGTAATACTTGGTGAATTTTTGATGCATTTATTGAATACATTGGATGTGCCCAAGGTAGCTTTTCAGTTGGTATTAAAGATTTATTATCTGTATGCCACCCAAAAATACGAACTTTACATCTACCCAAACCCAATGGGTCGGCTCTATCTTCAACTTCACCAACCCACCATACAAATCCATTTAAACCTGCAAAATTATTTACCGCTTTCATTGTTTAACCACCGATTGATTCAAAGTAGAGTTTGTATTTATATCAGCATATTGTGTCTGCACACTATCTTTGGCAACTTCCATAACTGTTTTGTATTCGTTTTGTGTAATCAAATGTCTTACTGCTGTAATCAAATAGAAACCTGAATAAAATGCATCTGGTTTCTTTTGGTCTGGAGATGGATTTTTTGATAACAATTGAAAGTCGATAACATAACCAACTGTTAAGTTTGGATCACCCGGAACAGATAATCTTACTCTAGTATAGTTTGCCAAAGGTAGTTGTGCTGTTCTGTATGGTACATATGTCTCTGCAAATATGTTTGGTGCAACAGAATTTGGATTTGCCTGAACCGTTGGATTATTTGCATCATCATAGTTTGTGAATATCAATTTCAAAACAGATTCACTTGTTTGGTTCATTTGGTCACCAAAACGATTCTTATAGTTGTTTGTTATTGGATATGGATTTGCACCTAATGAAGGTTGGTTGTTCCAGTAATCAAGATAATCAAATTTTGTTACTTTTCTATTTCTTGTCAATATATCAACAGATATCAATTGATTTGCAAACACACCAGAATTGATTGCACCCAATGCATCATAAGAACCCATAATCTCATAGGTTGTAACATTCAATGCTTGTTCTTGTAAGTCTCTTGTACTTGTATTTTTTGGATCATATGTGTATTTGTCATATCTCACTACATTTGGTCCATCCATAAGATTCTGTAATGAACTAAAATTAAATCCATTCTTGTTCTCAAAGAACACCATATCAGCACCAGGTACTGGCGCCATTGGTCTTGCATATGTTGACAACCAGTTGATTGCATCAAATGGTTTTAAATTGGGGATAACAAAGTTATATACACCATATGTTGGATCAATGTTTAATTTATTTTCTGATATACCCAAAAATGAAGTACAAACATCATAAACAATCGATGAAATATTTTGGTTTGTGTAAGCTTTACTTACTTTGTATTGTTCAGATAACAACATTTCTTCAGAACAAAAATACAAATAATATGCCTCAGTATACATATTACCCGATAACTTTCTTTTGTCCATTTTGTATACACGAAATGTTTTATCAATGACTTCACCAAGTTTTCCGTTTTGTGAGTTGCCGTCTTTGTTTAATGTAAATCTAATAAACTCATTACCTGTTAGATTGAATAACTCTGCCCATGATCCAGATTCTGTTAACATAAGATATCCGTGTACGGTTGAAGTATACAAATCTTCTTGGTAAGACAACTCATTCATTAAAAGACGAACATCATATACACCAATTGGTGTTAGTAATGATAAGTTGTCTAACGAATAGTCTTTTACATTGCGAATACCTGCCATTTTATTTTCTCAATAGTGTTGTTAATTGTCTTTCTATACTGCCAGCATATGAAGCATTAAACAAATTAATATTTCTTTTTGATTCATTCAAGGCAACTTCATAATCATAAACTGTTTGAACACTTTTTGATACCGATTTTGTAACATAAACAGATGAGTTTGCAAAATATGTTGGTGTACCTGAAGTTACCATAGTATTTGTGTATGTGTTTGCATCAACATTATAATTAGTTGCTGTTGTTGTAGATGACAAACTATCGTATGTGCTAATTGTTATTATATATGATTGAATTGTGCTTTGTGTGTAAGTTAAAACTTGGCCAAATGTTGTTGATGCTGTATTTGCTGGGTAAGTATTTGCAGCAATAGCAGAATATTTGTTGAGCAAATAGTTATTAAACAAATTTGAATTCATAGGCCATTCGGCTTGAGAATCTATCATTTGATTGGCATATGGCACCATCCAATATCTGTAACTATCACCATAATATTTGTTTGCAATAATATCAGGTGTATCACCATCTTGAATGTCATATGAATAAAACAACAAAGGATTTTTTAAAAGTGAAGGTATAACCTCTACACGTTTAAGTATATCAATGACACTAATTTGATTACCTTGATAATCAGTTGTTGTTATAGTAGGAAACTGAGCAAAATATTGCATTAACGTAATCCTCCAATTGAACCACTAGAACCATCACTTGTTGCAATATTATATCCTGCTTGCAATTTTCCTTTAGTGACAATTTCAATTTCTTTGAATACTAGATTCAATTGAGTTTGTACAGGTGCGCCATCAGTATGTGCTGCAAAACCATTAGGTGCATAGTTAACATCAATGTCTGCCAACACACAATCGCCATATTTTGGTAAATATACGTTTTCTTGGTTGTTTATCATAAATTCAACACTAAAATATGATGGAGGAATAAAAAACATACCATTATCACTTTGAGATGCAGTCAATAAATCTGGTGCAAAGTGATATTTAAACGCCGCAATAATTTTATTTACTGTTAATGCCTCATCGTGACTTGCTGGTGTAAACAAAAATGATAATTGAAATTGTCTAAATCCAATACCACGATAGAGAACTTGTAATTGTGGGTTTACCGTAAAACCACCACCTTGCAAATTTATATCAGAAATACCTTGAGCATCTGCACCAGCTACACTAGCTATATTACCAAGAACTTTAGAGGTTCCATAATTTACGGAAGCGTCCGATGCTACTCCAGATGCACTATTTTTATTTTTACCAGCACCACCCAAAAAATTACTTATAGCTTGTAAATTTCCTAAATTTTTACCAAGTTCATTAGTTAAACTCAATTCATCATATGAAGCATTGTATGTTGCATTTAAAGTATCTGGCATATATAGAGAAATACATGCAACAGGCTTTGTTTGTTGTGGCTGAATATTAAAAGTACCTAATGTTTGTCCTGTTCCTGGTTGTGCAATTGTACCAGATTTAACCGATTCATTTGTGGTGGTGGTTGTTACAGTTGCATTTTGTGGAATAATTTGTTTTACCCAAAATTTAACATAATGGTTTTTTGTAGGCGAACCCAAATCACTTGGATACTGCAATATTGTATCCAACTTATTATTGTTTCTATACAACGAAGCCAAAGGACCTTGTAAAGCATTTATATTACTTTGCGAAGATTGATATGATGTTTGGTCTATTGATGCTGGCATTTTTTTTAATTAGAATATATACTTACTATGGCTTATTCAGGAAAATTTACACCTAAAAATCCACACAAGTATGTGGGTGATCACACTAATATTATTTATCGCTCCAGTTGGGAGTGTAAAGTTATGACCTATTTAGACAAAACTGAAGGAATCATTTCTTGGGCATCTGAAGAACTGATTATACCTTATGTATCTCCAGTTGATGGAAGGTACCATAGATATTTTCCTGACTTTTTGGTGAAGGTTAGAACAAAGGATGATAAACTGAGAACGATACTGATTGAAGTTAAACCACAAAAACAGACAAAAGAACCAGAGAAAAGAAAAAAAGTCACAAAACAATACATCAATGAGGTGGTTACTTGGGGTGTAAACCAAGCAAAATGGAAAGCGGCCGAAGAATATTGCTTAGATCGTAACTGGGAATTTCAAATTTGGACTGAAAAAGAGTTAG